CTGCATCGAGCCGTGCCTGTCGTTTGTTCTGCATTCTGTCGGCACGTTCCTCATGCCATGTTTGCAATCTCTTCTTGAGTTTGTCTAAAAATGTTGCCATAATCTTTTTTGTTTTAGTTGACAAGTTTACGGGTTTACAAGTTGACATGTTAATCGTACTGATAACTTGTTTACTCATTCACTCGTCTACTCGTTTACTTACTGATATAATATGTTTGAATTAATTTTCCGTTTCGTTTGATAAGCAGTTGGGTCTGACCTTCTTCTCTCATAAGGTAGGTGCTTATATCGCTTTTCACTGCTATGTCTTTGCGGACATACAACTTAGATATAAACCAGTCTATAAAGTCTTTCAACTGCTTCCATTCCTCTTCAGTATCTTCTATTCCTCGCAAAGAGTATGTATTACTGATAGCCATCTGTAGCTTTAGCAGCCACATTGGTTTGTCGTTCGGACATACTGACTTGTATCTTAACATTTCCATAACTATTCTTTTGAAGCTTTCCACTCAACATTAATCACTGCATCAAGCCGTCCGCTGCCTTTACACACGGGGCATCCTTGCTTGTAGCGTTCACGATAGCAGTTTTCCTGCCAGTGGTATCCGTTGCCTTGGCAATAGGTGCACACGTGCCCACGGCTCAAAAAACGCTCTCCCATGCGCCCTCCAGGGCTCAACAGCCCTGGAGCAATCTCAATGATTCGTCTTTCCTTGCTCATCTTAATATTAATATCTAAAATTTGTAAAATGAATGATTGCCAACGGATTTGATAAATCATAGTTTCTGAACCACGCTTTCCAATCTTTGAAAGAAAGGCCGTCATTTTTTGCAAACATGTATCTATCCATCGATTTGAATTCGTTACCTGACCCATATTCAATAACAGGTAGCATGATATTATTGTCGATAAATATTAGTTTCTGAATACCGACACCCTCATTTGCAGTCAGCTGTGTAATTTCAACCTGTTTGCTCTTATACGGTTCGCCCACCCATTGCCGGATAGACAATACACCTTTACCTGCTTGTATTTCTGCAATACGCTGTTCCCATAGAGAATAATTTGCACGAATAGTATGCAGTTTGCTTATACCGAGCTTCTCCTTAAAAAAGGTTTGTTCTCCGGCATGGAGATGTCCCTTTGGAAAGGTTTTTGATAACATTAAAATATAAGTATTCATTTGTCTATTGTATTACTAATTGCACATTGAAATGAAACTCACGGCACAGCCGTATTATCTGCTTTATCTTGAACGGCTCGCCACCCACGCCGAAGAAGATAACGCGTTCGCGGGTATTGGCCTGTACGCCCTTTTTTAGTAGCCTGTACAACAGGTTGTCTCGCTTGTTTGCCATAACCTTTACTCTTTTGTTTCACCCCAGTATATATCTGCTCGCTCTTTCCATATCGTGTAATAGCCAAGGTTGCCAAAATAGCGTCCCTTACTGATAGCTCTGTAACCTTCCACCCATATCTTCAGTGCTGCATCAAACATAACACTCACTGCCGTACGACCTGAAGGCTTGTTGCCATCTGCCTGACTGATAAAAATGAGCAGCTTATCACGATGTCGAGCCTTGAATTCCTGATAGTCCTTAAAGCTCATCTGTGTGTACTGAAAACTATCAATGACCACTATGCCTGGGCTTTTGCGCTTCTTGAGACGTGTATCAAGGTCTTCTATACTTTCGCTAATAAGGATAAACCTCCGTGCAACGTCTTGCATACCTGCTTTCATAATTGCATTCTTCATTGTCAGAGAGAAACCTTCCTCTAAGGAGTTATAAGCAACCCTTCCATACTTAGCTAACTCTTTACAGAGTTTCATTGTAAAACTGGTCTTACCGCTTCCGCTTCGTCCCCAAATAAACCATACGCCTTCTCGCTCTGGTGCTCCGAAGGCATCTGCCCATTCTCCTTCAAATGGATAGGTTTCTTTCTTCATACGTAGCATATCGGTTACTGACATTGCTCTGTTCATTGTTTTGAGGTTTGAACGTTATTTGAATGGTGTTTTACCGCTGTTTGAGCAGCCATAAGCTTCACTCTATGAATACTCTTCTTCACACGGCGTAGGTCAAACTCGTATTCTTCAGAGTCTCTCACTACTTCTGATATACGTGCTTTATCCGTTACGCCATTTGCCATACAAACTGCATAGACATCGTGAGCACAGGTCCTCTCCAGCTCGAAGAACTTGCGGCCGATACGTGAGTGTATCTCGTTATATCCACACTTGTTGTATCGCAGCCCCATTGTCATACGACGCTTGATGTAGCTTGTTGAGAAGAAGACGATACCACATTTATCCTCCAGACGATTATACAAGTCGATGAAGTAGTGGAACACTCGCTCTGGCAACTTGTCCGCCTCGTCAAAGAGAAGCAGCGGTGCTTTCATCTGAATAAGGTCATCAATGATTCTGTCGAGTAGCTCTCTAATGCTGTAACCTTCTGTCTTCTGACCTATACGGCGTGCAATCTCACGAATGAAGTCGCTTTTCTTCATATCTTCTGAACAGAGAATATAAAACACCTCGCCATGCTCACTTGCATATAGCTTAGCTGTGGTTGTCTTTCCGCATCCTGCTTCACCAACTACCCACGTAACATTCTTGACTGTCTGGGCATCGTTCATAGCGAATACCATTTCCTGATAGGCTTTCGTTTCCACAACCTGCCAGTCTGTCCCTGCCGTGGTTCCTAACTGCGATGCAAGGTTGCGCCACATATCGTCGCTAATATTTTCCCACTTGCCCTGCAGAATGCTGCTCACTGTTGCGCTACTTGTTCCTGTAAGGCTCTGTGCAGCCTTGTTCTGACTTGGGTACTTACTGACGTATTGTCTTAAGCACTCCTGTATCTGTCCTTTTTCGTTCTTTGTTAGTTTCATATTGTTGTTGTTCTTTTATTTATTGTTCCTGTCAGTGAGGCATTGCCTCGCTGCTTATAATTTCCCAGCTACCGAAGCCATATCAACTACTGCCGTCTCAACCTCCGCCCAGTCCTCAAGGCTTACCTGCTTCGTCTTCCGTCCTATCTTATACTCTTCTGGAGACTTGCTATAGATGCCTGTACGACGTTCAATCTGTCGGCGCTCAGCTGCTGTCATTCCCTTAGGCTTTGGACTACGCAATCCGTGCTGCTCTGGCATTACGCCGTGAGCCTTTTCAATCTCACGTCCAGCAACGGTACGCTCAATACGGTCAGTAGTATTCGCAGCCTGTTCCTGTCTGATGAATGCAGCCTCGCCTTCTGTCTGCTCTTGTATCGCACGATGGATAACAACATAAGGTTCTGCTACTCGTTCAAACCGCAGACTGCCGTCAGCCTCTTTCTTATAGAGTCGGATACTTCCGAAGTCGTAAGGATCATACTTAACAACGAACCGCTCGTAAGTGTGCTGCCTGCGCCACTCGTGATCTGGCACGCCTGGCTGGCTCATCACCTCGTATTGTCGCTTCTCCTTCTTAATCGTAACACAGATACCCTGGTCGGTGAAGGTGCTCATACGCTTAGCCGTTACCCAGAACATATCCACCATGTCGTGTGCCGTCACCTGCTGCGTTTCCTCATTCACGCTGCTGTCGTAGGCTTCCTGTCTACTCTTGCCGTATGCAGGGTGCGCCATCTCGTTCCACTCCTTAGTAGCCTTTGCGTAAGCATCTTTCAGTTCCTCAAGCGTATAGAGTGAATCTTTGTTTTCCTCAATAAATTCAAGGTTCGGACGGCTCGACATCTTCTTTGCCGTAATGTTCTGACCAGTGAATCGCCAATCTTTGTGCAGCACCTGTTGTTGGAATCGACCGAACACCGCCTCAATGGTCTTCGACTCACCATTATATGGCTGCGTGGTCCTATGCACGTGGCAAAGCTTCTTAAACAGACCGTCGGCATCCAGTTTCTTATGTCCGCCTTGGTTGTCGTGAACAATCTCGTAAGGCTTGTGCTTGCTTGTCTGAATGGCCATGCGATATGCGAGATATTGCGCCTCGTAATCCTCACTATCGCTGATGTGCCAACCAAGCATCACTTCACTCATCGCATCAATGACTACATAGACCTGCGTGGTGCGTACCTTACCAGTATCATCCTTATAATATAGATTCAGCTTCGTGCCGTCACCATACCACAGCGCATCACGCTTCGTTGGCAGTGCCGTGCGATGCTTACGTCCGAACTTCTGTCGTGCTGCCTGCTCACCATGTACAGCATCATACCATAGTGGCATAATCGCAGCACTGTTCAACCATCGTTTCATACCGCTAAGGCTTTTCAGTGGCTTCCAGCCGTTTGCTTCTGCCTGGCGGTTTGCCTCTTCAAAGAGCTGCGCATCGGTATAGACAGGAACCCTGCAACGCTTCAACGCGATGAGCAGCTGTCCGAACTCGTCAGTAATCTTCTGCGTGTTCTTGTTTCCAACCTTACCGCTGATAAGACTCCTGTATCCATCAGCCTTGAAAGCCTTAATCTTTGCTTTCAGTCGTGCTTCATTTTGTGGAAGGGTATGCTGATACTCTTCACGCATAGCTTCAGAACTCTGATAGATTACCTCCCAAGCTCCTGCAGTGCTGCCGTTCAAGCTTTGACGAATAGCTCTACGCTGTGCCATCATCTTCAACAGTTCTTTCAGAACACTCGCATTAATGGTGTACTCTTCAATGAGTTTCTCTGTAAGATGTTCCTGCTTGCCGTTCTTCTCGTAGGTGAAGCTTTCAAAGAACTCACGTGCCTCGCTGTCAAGCAGTATGCGGTCACGCATCATTGCTTCCTTCATTCGCTGCTCTGGATCACCGTATCGTTCCATATACCGAGCCTTGTATTTCTGAGGAATGGAACTCCATGCGTAGAGTGCCTGACCGCCCTCGCCACCTCCACGGTGTACGCTGACGATATTTCCACGGCTCATGTTCTGACGTAATGTTGCAGCTTTAATAACTGCATCACTACCTCCAGTCAGTTCCGCGTATGTTACGCACAATATCTTGTTGAAGTATTCCATCCCAAATATAGTTATAAGCTCATCGCCATCAATTCAACCTCACTCTGCAGCTCCACGAAGGCAGGTATGTTCATATCTTGCTCTCGACGTGTCACAACTCCGTCAACAAAGACACTCACACTGCCATCCTTGCGGTCCACAACCAACTTCACACGCTCACCGAAGGTCTGTGTCATTGTCTGTTCTGCTTCCTCGTGAGTAGTCTCAACGTCAGCCTGCTTCCAATTAGGAGTTCCGTTCAGCTGTGTTAGTGCAGTGAAGCGAATCTTCCTTGCAAGCTCGCTGTCGCTTTTGAAGTTCAGAGCCTTCCATACCATCATGGTCGAACAATCAAATACCTTACGAAGGTGCGCCTTGTTCTTTTCACTTACATAAATCTTCTTCTCCATATCATTTATATATCTAATATTTGCAAATCACGTCCCTTTTTTGTATCTTTGGACGCTGTTTATATCTTAAACACGCTGCAAAGATAGTGATAATTTTCAACCATCCAAACTTTTTGGGTGATAATTTTCATTTTATGTGTAAAATTTTATCAAGAATAGAGGAATTATCCAAGCATGAGGGGATAACTATCGGTGCTTTGGAGAAGAAAATAGGTGCCAGTAAAGGGGTCTTATCACGTGCTATAGCTAAGGGTACAGACATACAAGCTAAATGGATAGAATCTCTTGTTGAAAATTATCCCCAATGCTCTGCGGAATGGCTCTTAACAGGCAAGGGAGACATGCTCAAAACAGCATTGCAGGAAGCTATAGCGGTAGAACCAGTCCGCTCAGAATCCCCTAATAAAGGCGCACCTTACTATGATGTGGATTTCCTCGGAGGCTTCGACCTCACATTTAACGATCAGACTATCAACCCTGAATACAACATTGACTTCAAACCGTTCAATAAGCAGGGAGTTAGCTGGGTAAATATCACAGGGCATTCTATGGAGCCCAGGATTAATCACGGAGATATCATTGCAATTAAGGAATGTAGACTTGAGGACGTGCAATATGGCGAGATTTACGCTGTCGTACTTGACACCATACGTACCGTTAAGATACTTCGTAAATCCAATAATCCAGATAGGATGCGCTATGTACCTATCAACGAGGAAAATTACGACGAGCAAGAGTACGACAATTCACGTATCCTCCGTATTTTCGAGGTGCTTGGTAACGTAAGTAGATTCATTTAAAAAATAATATATGTTTGACCCAGAGAAGACCGAACTTGATGAGTTCTTGAAAGAATATACCAGAGCACGACGTAATGCAGTGTTCTTTATTGAGAACTATTGGAACAAGCTACATCCTGATAATCCCATCATACTCACAGATGATGAGAAGCAACAGCTTTATAAAAGATTTAGAATGGCTCCGTTAGTTCATGATATCGTAGCCTATACAAAACGCTTGGAAGAACTGCGAGCAAAAGGCTATAAAGATTGGGAGATTGACGCATAACTATATTCAACTATAATACGTCTAATAACTTAAGTTTATATTATATGAAAGAGAAAAAGAAGTGGAGTGAGAGGACTCCACAAGAAAAGAAAAAGGCAAAGCTTAATCTTACTATATTAGCGGTTATTGGCTTAATCGTAGTATCAGTATTAATTGCAGGTGCATTTAGCGAATCACCAGACCCACAAGAGAAGAAAGAACCTGTAGCTGTTGTTCACAATGATGTATTAGATGCTTCAGTACGCCAGGTAAAACAGTTCTTAAAAAAGAATCTGAATGATCCTGAAAGCTATGATGGTGTTGAATGGAGTCCAGTATCACAGAACCCACACACCAAATGGTTCATAGTACGTCATAAGTACCGTGCAAAGAATCAATATGGTGCAACACAGA